CGAGAACCTGTTGACGATTCATACAGGGCACAATCTGTCGCTTGAGGATCGTAAGAACATCGACTTTGACAAGTTACGGTCAGAGATCATCACTGACGGTCGGATACTGTTGTTGGATCACAACGGTGCTGTGGACACTGATGAGTTGTTCCTAAAGCTCCGTGCGATGGTCAAAGGTAGTGGTTGTGATGTGTTGATTATTGACCCACTGCAAGCCGCTGTGACGAGCAATGAGAACAAGACCATTGATGACTTCATGGATCGACTTCTCAAGCTCGTTAAGGAAACCGATGTGTCCGTGATTGTCGTCAGTCATATGCGTAAGCCAAGCCTGACGAACCCTCACAACGTCAACGAATACGATCTAAAAGGCTCTGGATCAATCAATCAGATTGCATTCAATACGATCCTTCTCAGTCGTGACAAGATGGCAGAGGACGAGTACGCAAGGAACAGCACACAAGTACAAGTGGTCAAGTGTAGACGCACAGGAATCACAGGCAGTGCCGGATGGCTCTACTACAACGCCTTGACTGGTCGTGTAGAGCGTGGGCAGAAACCTGAGATTCATGAAGCAAATACAATAGAGGAGTTTTAATGCGTTGTATCTGGGATATTGAAACAGACGGTCTCAAGCCGACTACCATCTGGTGTCTTTGTGCGATTAAAGATGACAAGATGTACACACTTGAGATGCCGACTAAAGAGATGGTTGAGGAGTTGTTTACTGATGTGACTGAACACGTCGGACACAATCTCATTAACTACGATATCCCTGCTGTCGAGAGAATCCTAGGTGTTACGGTGGCCGGTAAGGTCACAGACACATTGGTGCTCTCTCGTTTATACAACCCTAATCTGGAAGGCGGTCACTCACTTGCCGCATGGGGTGAGAGACTTAAGTTTCCCAAAGGAGAATACTATGACTGGACTGCGCTTACGCCTGAGATGCTTGAGTATTGCAAGCAAGACGTTAGAGTTACTGAGCAGACGCTTGCCTTTCTTAAGGAAGCCCTTGAACCGTTTGGAGATACAAGTATTGATCTGGAGCACAGAGTACAGCGTGAGATCCATAAGCAAGTGTCTAACGGATGGCTCCTCGATCAGAGAAAAGCGTTCGACTTAGTTGCTGAACTGAAGGAGAAGCAGAATGAAATTGAAGAACAAGTGCACAAAGCGTTTACGCCTTTACCTACGTTCGTTAAAGAGATCGTACCCAAGTTCAAGAAAGATGGAAGTCTATCAACAGTTGGCCTTAAGTTCCTTGGGGACGACTGGACGCAAGTAGGTGGTACATTCTCTCGCATTGACTGGCCTGAGTTTAACCTAGGATCACGACAGCAGATCGGGAGGTATCTTAGGCTATTCGGTTGGAAGCCTGAGAAGTTTACGGAGAATGGTCAGGCTATTGTTGACGAGAAGACACTGGAGACTGTTACTGATATACCTGAGGCACAGCTTATTGCGGAGTACCTCATGGTTCAGAAGCGGATCGCACAAGTCCAATCCTGGATTGACGCAGTCGAGAATGACGGTCGAGTGCATGGACAGGTCAACGCCATTGGAGCAGTCACAGGACGTATGACGCACAGTAAACCTAACATGGCTCAAGTCCCTGCCGTAGGCGTTCCTTACGGGACAGAGTGTCGTGCTTTGTGGATTGTGCCAGAAGGACGTAAGTTAATCGGTGTGGATGCATCAGGGCTTGAGCTACGGATGCTCGCACACTACATGAATGATAAGGAGTATACCAATGAAATCCTCAACGGAGATGTTCATACAGCAAATCAAGTCAATGCAGGGCTGTCTACACGCGCTCAAGCAAAGACATTTATATACGCCTTCCTATACGGAGCAGGAGACGCCAAGATCGGTTCTATTGTGGATGGAAGTCAGAGAACTGGAGCGAAACTTAGACAACGCTTTCTCGACAATACTCCCGCACTTGCAGAGCTTAGAGAAAGAGTTTCCATCGCTTCCCAAAGAGGTCACCTCAGAGGACTGGACGGACGATGCCTTCACGTCAGAAGTGAACATTCTGCCTTGAACACCCTGCTTCAATCAGCGGGTGCAGTGGTTATGAAGAAGGCTCTAGCTATCTTCTCGCAGTACGCTCCAAAGTGGAATCTTGACTACAAACTCCTTGGGTCTATCCACGATGAGTATCAGCTAGAAGCTAGGGCTGACCACGCTGACAAGGTAGGCTACCTGATGGTTGAGTCAATCAAGGCCGCAGGGCTCGCCTTTGAGATGAACTGTCCTTTGGATGGTGAATATAAAATTGGAAATAACTGGGCAGAGACGCATTAATCTGTTATACTAATAGAATAGTAAGGAGAAACACATGGCTAAGAACATTTATACAGTAGAAGACTTTGAGGAACGCCTGTCAGAGCTAACTATCGGCACTGAAGACGTACAGCAACTTATGGAGTTTGTTCGTCGTTTAGAACAACGCAATCGTTACCAGTCTCGTCGTCGTGAGACAGCCCTATAGTGAG